CATATCCATTTCTTGTTGCTTGAACCACAATTTCTGACCATTATGCTCAACCCACAATACAGTGTTTTGTGCTGATCCTGAAATTGAGAACTGCATTCTTTGGATAGTTAAGTAGTTTGTATGCCACTCTGGGAATGTGTTCTTTTCGTAACCTGTCTCAGAAAGCTCTGGAAAGGCAGTGTAACTGAAACCTACTTCAGCACCAGTCGCAACTAGTGTTGGATCACAGAAAGCTCCTGCAACATTAGCAACAAGCTTACACTTATATTGCCATTGTCCAGTTCCTATTTCAATAGGATACTCATCCATTATCTGAATGATAGTTCTTCTATCTCCAAGTTCTAACGTATCGTTAGGTGAGAAGAAGTTTGTATCCAAAGTCAAAAGGAAAATTGAAGAGTTGATACCAGGTTGTGCTGTTGCACCTCCAGTAGCATCAGTTGCATCTAAGACAGCAGTTCCTTTTCTGAACGGATATCCTTTAAGAGCCCACATGAATTTTCTGTTTCCGATTACACGGAAATCACTTGAATCCATATTTGGAGTCAATCCCTTTTTAACCATTCCTCGTCTTGCAAGGTAAGATGAGAACGCTGAGAAGTTGTCTTCAAACAGGTTTACTACGTTAGTAGCAATCTCCGGGCGTGTCAGTAAAGCAGCCGCTAGAGAGTTCGTCATCGTTGTTCTATTGGCATCGTATGTGCCAGTTCCGATAATTTTCATCGCTAATTTTTTTTTTTAATTAAACAAATTCATTTTATCTCGATTTTAATAGCTACCTGCCAATTCTTTCAGGTGCTGATAAAGCATCGAGGTCAACTTTCGTTGGATCCCCAGCATTTCCTCCTCGTGGTGTTGTTTGAGGTTTTTTGTCCAGTTTACCAAGCATAGCATTTTTACCGGATTCTTTAGCATTTGTAAGTGCTCCACGAACTTTCTCATCACCTTTCCACATCATCATTGCTACCTTAACTAATGTCTCGTTGCTTTGCAACATGTCCATCATAGGTGCAACACCTGTTTTTGCGTCTGGAGTAACTAACTCTGAGAAGAACTGACTAAACTCCGACTTTTCAGCTTGGCTGATCGGGAGGCCATAAATATCTTCTGCCTTGTTAATAATATCCAATGATTCGTTGATTTGAACTGCTCGTTCAGCATCCATTTGCTTTAGCTGCTCTTGGTACTCTGATTGACGTTGTGCCGTCATTTGTTCCACCACACGGTTGTCTTGCTGAGACATCGCGTTTCTTAGTTTGGTAGCTTCTATTTCAAGCATACCATTACTATCTAATTTGTCAAGAACTTGAGAGATTTTTCCATCGTCCCAATTTTTAAAGTTCTCCTTATAATTGGCAGCTAATAAATCTCTATCTGTCATAGAGCTTACATTACTGTCATTCATACGTTGAACTAATTCGTTAAGTTCCACTCCGGAATTCAGTGCTTCTTGCATCTTGAGTAAATCAGGATGTATTTGCTGCTGTTGAGGTTGTGTTACCTGTCTGTAAACATCTAGGTAATTTTCCTCATTAATTCCTTCAGGGATCTCCCAGTCTGGATATTGCTCTTTGAGTTTATCAAATGGCCTCATCCAATAGGAGTCTCCTCCTGAATTAGGATCTCCTGCATTGGGATCTTGGTTTTCGTCTGGATTAACAGAATCGATCGTTTGAGTGTAATCATCTGGATCTGTTCGAGTTGCTTCTGGCTCCGCGTTATGGTTTCCAAATTGTCCTTCCTCATCTAAATTGGGTAGACCTTCTGGAATTCCATTGCCACCTGGCATGTCTCCTCCATCTCCAGCATCTGTATCAGATGTTGAACTTGACTCTGAGTTATGAATAAATGGATCATAACCGCCTGCTGGTGCACTCAATGCATCCATGTTAACGGCTGTTCCTCCACCTACCGGTGCTCCTGACTGATTTGTTTCTCCTTCTTGACTCATAGTTAATTGCTTTAAATCTGTTTATCTTTTTTCTTATCTCTGTAACAAATATAGTGATTTCCAACAATTAGTTGTTAATCCTTAACTTGTTCCTTGGAGCGTGCTCCAATATTTTTCTCTGCGGCCTCTACTCCGGACATAGCTAAGTCAGCTTTTCCAAGTTGAAACTCTTGATTAGATTCTTTCTTTTGTTGTTCTAAAAATTGTAATTCAGTATCTTGTTCAACATCAATTTTCTTATTATCAACTTGATTTTCAAGACTAGATTTATGTTGTTCAAATGCTTGACTCATTCCAAATTTCTGTTTTTCCCATTCAAGTTTTGCACCTTCTATTTGTGCCATCATGTTTTTAGAATCTTCAGATTGTTTATCAAGCATTACTTTTAACTCTTGATCCATCTGCTTTAATTGCATATCATGTTGACGTTCTCCTTCAGTATTTGCTTGCATACGTTTGTTTGCAACTTCTTCATACTGTTCTACTTTAGCCTCAAGCTCTCTAAGACTATCAACATTATACAATTTAACAACATCACTAAAACTAAGAAGTCCCTTTTGTTGTTGTGCAATTGCAAATCCTTTTAGATCCTGTAATGCTTTTTCTTCTTTTCCGCTATCAGTAGCGAAAACCATATAGTCTGCTCTTTCAAGAGTTTCAGAAGGTATGTTCAATAATTCTTGTGCGAAGTCTCCTAAAATATAAGATCCTTTTTTCCCAGTCTTCCAGGCACCTCGACAAAGATTAATGACTCTCGTCAACACTCTTCGTTTAACTTGCTCATGATCATAGAATATAATCTCAGTTACAAGTGCAGAATTTCTAATACTTTGTTCTGTGGTCCCAACTTGATCAGTTGGTGCAACATCTCCCATACGTTGAGGAGATACTCCTGTGATACTTGAAGCTAATTGTTCAAGATGCTGAAGCATCATTATTAAGTATTGAATACCTTGCCCCATAGAATCATCAAAATTTTGGAATTGGTTGAATGACGGTTGACGATTCATTCCTGATCGCACCGACTGAATCCATCCAACTCCAATTTTTCTTTGATACATCCATTCCTTCATTGACATTCCTTCAGGGATCTGCGACTTATCCATGATAAATCCTTTTACTCCAGATAATGCCAACCACAATTCTTTGTGATAATGGATAATGTTATATAAGATCTGAACATCTTTAGCAGCCCATACAAGAGAATAAGGTCTTCTTGTGTAATAATTATGAGCACGACCAATATAAGGAAGTTCTGCACGACCATAATTATCATTAGATCTTACAATTTCTTTCTTTCTCATGTCAACGAAAATATCCGTATCGATAAGAACTCCTTGATAAATATCATTTTTATATCCAACCTCTTCTTTCTCCCCTTTTTCAGGTTTAACTTTTTCATCATCACTCATTAGGTGTGTGAAATATTCTCCTTCTTGATGAGGATTTGGAGATTTCTTTGCACGAACCTTTGTTGCAGATTTCCAATAACATCTACATACGCGAACTGTACTTGAATAGTCTTCAGATCCAGAATACAATACATCATCACATCCATCTACGGATCCATTTGCTCCGCCAGCACTTACTCCGTGATATCCATATCCATAACCAGATTGTGTATTGATATAGTCAGATCTATTTTTAAGCTTCTCCATATCTTGAAAATCTAGCTTATCACCAAACTCTTCAATAACTTGATTGATAGACATGAATCTTTCTTCCATACACCACTCGGCATCTCCTACCCATTGAACCTCACTGTCACCTGCGTAATAAAAACCCATTGGATTAACCTTCCTAACAATAGGATCCTCGTGTCCTGAATCTGATTCCCAGTCGGCAAAATAAAATTCCTTATCAACAACGAGCTTATCTTCAAATCCAAGATTAAATAAATCTTTTAGTCCTTGAGTGGCAATCATATACTTGAGGCCCTTCTCTGCAACTATCTCTAAGAAATCTTTGTATTTATATTTGAAGTAAGTTTCAATATCCTCAAGCTCCTTGTCTGAAATCATATTCTCATGAGAGATTACAAATTTACCAGTAGCTAATTCTTTTTGAGCTTGTTGAAGTTGGAATTGTAATTCTGGTGGAACTTGACCTAATTCCTCGGTAGCTTGTTGTGTAACTTGAGCTATTTGCATTTCCATCTGTTCGATGTTCGCAAGTGCTTGTTGATACTCCAGGCTTATTTGTTTTTTCTTTGCGGCCATTTGACCAACAATCTTTTCAAATTTCTTTTGTTGCTTATCATCAACTGAAGAGCTATCAATAGAATATGTTCTCCAATTAAATGGTCTCTTGGTCTCTTCAGCTCTTAGTCTATCTAACTTTGGACGAAGAAGAGGAACGAAACGTATTTTAGCAGGATATTCATATTCATCTACCTTTCTCAAATAATCAAAGTCTCCTTCATTTTGAACGCCATTGTATATGTCATAGCAAAATTTATCTTTAGCTTTCGCTTCACGACTAGTGAAAGACATACGGACAATAGAACCTACGTTCCTTTTCATCCAATCCTTGCCTTTGGCACTCTCCGGTATGTTTTGATTTGGTAATGACATTTTCTAAAAATTTTGTGTTATTCTTCCCTGGTTACTCTTGAAATGAAAGAACTCTTCCTTCTTATTGACGTTTGTATTTTTGTTTGCTTTAATGTTGATATTATCTTTCGCATGACATATAGCTAACGAAGATGAGATCGTGACATCACAATTGTAATTCTTTTCATTCCTGAATTTTATTGCTCTATCAATCTGCCTCATATCATACATGTTCTCACTGTAATCTTCAATATAATCTCGATACATGATCATCCATTCAGTTTTTGTTCCTGGATCTACACCATATCGATTATTCATCTTGCTATCTTTCACGTTAGCATAGGCTATCTGTGGTCTTTCTTTTAAATAACCCTCAAACCCATTGTTCTTATACCAGTTAAAGATAGATATATTTGACCACTCAATTAGATTCGGAGCCTTAAAATACATACATAGCTTTGCTGTCTCTTCATAAAATTTATCCGCAGTAGCAGGTCTATCAGTATATCTGGCTGCAAAAATATTTGATGTAGAGTTTACATCTTTAAACATTTTGAATATAGAACAAGATCCTTCAGAATCAGAACTAGCAGCTTGATCCTTATCATATGAATCGGTTCCTGCCACATAAAGATTAAGTATAGTATTGTCCTGTTCATCTTTTTCTGGATGTTCGTAAACAATTAGCTTACCCATTTGATCATGAATAAATTCAACGCTTACTATTCTTCCAAGATCATTCTTAACCCATTCCAATCTTCCTTTATCACCAAGATTAGATAATGCTTTATTATTTCTAAGTTTAGCAAATTGTTGATTCAACAATGCCTGGTTAAACATATTCCCTCCTGTACGCATGAATGCTTCACTTGGGACAATTGGATCCTGAGTAATTGTATTTACAAAGTCATCAACCTTTTTCGATTTCCTAGCGGCTTCACGTTTACCATCAATATATTCAAGACTATCAGACTTTAAAGAATTACCCTCATTATCTACAATCTTAAATTGCCATGCAGGACAAAAGAAACCAATCTTAGACTCACCACCGTCTTGCTCATATTCATTGTTGAACTCAAACATATCATAGACTGCTGGATCATAAAACATTTGCTCTAGTTCAGCAGCACCCTTTTCCATATCACCACCAGTACCAACTATAATCGCGAAACCAGTTTTAGTTCCTCCTTCAGCTTCAAGTGCTGGTTGGATGTATTTGAAAGAATCAGTTAATCCTGGAAACTTACCGGCCTCCTCAAATATTATAAGTGATGGAGATTTACCAATAGTCGCTTGAGGATTATTTTTTGATGTAATGTTATAGATCTCACTATGAATTCCTTTCCAATGAGGAACGCCACCTTCAATTACTTTGTACTTTGCCTGGATGTAGTCCAGAGTATCTGGCTGTCTTCTTTTATAGAATTCAGTATTCTTTAATGAGTTTAATCCTCTAACACACATTCTCATGGTGGCATTTGAATACTTCTCTTCACCGGCAGTGATTATCGTTTGAGAGTGAGGAAAGAATGTAAATTCCTTACCCATCATCGCAGCATGTTTTTCAGAGAAACCTTTCTGACGTGCTTTCACGACACATAGATGTTTCCCTGAATTCCTAGCCTTTTCTACGGCAAGAAAATACCATAGATCCATATCAAGGAACCTTGGGGCGATTAAGGTTTTACGACCAGTCTTCTTGTCCTTTCCACGGATCTTCCAAAAATTAAGATACCAGTAATAATCTCCAGGAATGTACACACCTCCGCATGTCCACCCTTCCAGGCATCTCTTTTTTTGTTCAACCCACCACTCACGATATTCGTAAGACAAAGGATTCGCATTGGTCAAACCATCATTCACCACTGGGGAGAATTGTTGAGTGTTGACAAACATAATTTACTTTAATACGTCAATATACAAAGAACGATATTCATCTGTTCTTCTTGTTTCTTGTTTCTTTTATCTAATTAGAATGCAGACTCATGGAGCAATGCATAGCTAAACTTGTTTCCATTTCCATGTGCGATTTGAATTTTTGCCATCATGTATAATAGATCCATATTTTCATTTTCAGCACCCCAACATCCAGCAGACCATTTATTTACAGATTCACCAACAGTACCCATATCGTGACCATTAGTATTATAAATTGCATGTCTTACTTCTCCGCCAAAGTCTAAATACTCATCTCGATTAGCATCACGCCAGTAAGCCATATTTCCAGTTTGACGGAAAGCTTCTTGCCCCATGTGACCACCCTTTTCCATATAAGTATATGCTCCTCTGTGCTGAACTCCATGCTGAATGATAGCTGTACCATCAATTTGCATTGGGTTTTCACGGTAGTATAAACCAGCGTCAGTTGTTCCTTCGACAACAGCAGAAATTATTCCACCTCTATCAGTGAACATTGACATGAAGTGCCAATCATTAAACTTGTTTGATTTGTTATCCTTAGTTCTAACACTACCTAGTGTAGCGTCAAAAGGCTTGTCAAATACAACCATTCCTGAAGCTTTCATCACTTCATGTATTCTTTCAATTGTTGGTCTGTTCATCTCGATTCTGTTTAAAAGGGTTAGGGATTTTAGGTATCCAGCTCTTAACAAAAAGCCCTGCTACCAATCCAATTATTAATAATAACCACCAAATCTTTCCCATCTGGCGTTGGAACCAACTTCCTTTCTGTTGCTTCGTTTCTTCTTTGGATATCTTAACTTGAGTGTCAGTTAAATCATCAAGCCTTTTTGTGAGTTCCTTATTTAATTTCTTTTGAAAGTTCAGAGAGTCCTGTAATCGATTAGTCTCAAGCTTATACATCTTCTCAATATGTCTGAGGGAATCTTTTACCATTCTCTTTTCATATCGTAACTGCCGAACAGTCTTTAATTGATCACAATCAAAATTACAAGTAT